AATCTCAACAGTTGTCAAAGTCCCATCAATCACTGTTTGAGCAGTTATAGTTGCCCCAGATAATGGACTTGAAGCAGCATTGACAACCCTGAAATAAATGGTTATTCCATCATCCTGGTGTAACAAGTATAATGTTTTTGTTTGTGTTGAGTTTGTGAATATGAATCCAGTGTTTGAATACCTCCTTAGAGGATATTCACTTGCCTCATAAGAAATGTTATAATTTCCTGTTAGAACAATCTGTGGCGGATATAAACACATACTATAATTTATTATGTTATCCATATCAAGAGTATAGGTTCTCTCTGTTCCTGAACCATTCCCATAATAATAATAACCGCTTACATCAGAATAGACTAATGAATCGTTGTTTTCATCCCTAAATGAATAATTTATCGTATGTGTATTGGCATTAGAGCAGTTATCCAACACAATCTGATATAATGTCTGGTTTGTGAAGTTTGTATTCTCCTCTGTACCGACAAAATCAAAGAACCATCTATGGCTTACATTGGTTGCCCTGAATGTGTCATTCATTGAAATGCTTGGGGTTATATTCCTCTCATATCTTATCAATGTCGCATTGTTTATTATCTCAGAGGCAGTATAGTTTGTACCGTTCCATTCCAGCTTAACGTTTGTCGGAGAAGAGCCATTTCCAATTATATCAAGATATAAGCTTGTTAATAAATCATTTATAATTGGATCTGAATAGATTTCACTCACATTTACCTTTGTGTATGTGTAATTCTTTACAACAACGTTCAAATCACCGACAGAGCTAAACCTTAAAAGCCCTGGATTGTTCTTAATCCCTGTTATAGTAACTTCAACTTTGTTCGGGGTTATTCTCTCTATCTTTGAAATCTTTGCCTCTGGCTCTCCTTCTAATATATAATCTTTCCAATGGTTTCCCATAACAATCCAAACATCTCCATGATGTCCTTTGTTCCTGTAAATATATATATACTGGTCTGATTCCTCTACAATAGTTATTGTATCTGATGGGTTGTCTGGAACTAAGGTCTGTGTATATCTGTCGGTCTTTTTGTCGCTTGTCCATACGTCAGAAGTAGTCCCTCCCTTTATATAGGATTTTATGTAGCCATCATCATAGAAATTGTATTGCAGAACGTTGTGAAACAGAACTCCAATATCTACTCCATAATCTCCTCCTAATGCCTTGCCTGTTCCACCGTCTGCAACACTCACACTTAATGAGTGGTTTCCAACACCTAGAGAGGTTATATCACAAGTTAAATTGTGTTGGAAAGTTGATGAAGATATATTTGTCTCATTAAAGCAGATAATATTTTCTGTTGTTATATTTACTGTGTGTATCAGGTTATTATCAGAGAAATTGAACTGTCCTATCAAAGTGTTATAGGCATTTGAATGATTAGTGAAATTAGTCTCTATTGTTGGACTTACAGTATCTATTGAAAAAGTATAGTTGTTTGTATCAAAAGCATATCCTGTACTGTTATAACATTGAACGTTCCATAAATAAGTTCCATCTGCAAATTCAACATTGGTAATATTATTGTAACTGGCATTTACGATAATGCTTTGATTTGTCGTATTTAAAGCCCATAATCCAGTTGAATTTGTCCATAAGCTGCAATTAGATATATTATCTCCAGAACTCACATTATATGTAAAGTTCATATAAGCTGAATTGTTGGTGTTATCATCTGGTGGTGAAATCAAATCAACAGTAACAAAACCACCTCCTGCCCCAACTTCCATATCTAATCCATTGCCATTGTTCCACATCAGGTTATGTTCTGCTGCTGTTATAGTCCTGTTCAAGAACATAAGTTCATCAATGTGTCCCTCAACAGTTGTTGCAGAACTGATGTCACCCATAAGTTTCATATTCTGCCAACTATCATTATATTTGACATTCCCAGCATCAACTGTATATGTTGAGATATTAGAACCAACTGCGTCATCAATATATAAAGTGGCATTTCTATTTCCTGTGTCAATATTTATCGTATAAAAATGCCAGGAACTGTTTATATTAGGTATAGTCAAATCAAACGTCTGCAAATAATAAAAACCAGTTCCCCCCGTTCTTCCAGCAAACCAGGAGACATTTATACTTTGAAATAATCTGAGATGATTCCCCCAATAAGGTTGAGCATTATTCCTTCCATAAGATATAAAATAAGATCCTGAATTGTTTAATTTACCCCAAAAACTCCAAGAGAAGTTTGTAAGGTTAGACCATATATAAGTATCTGACTGGTTTACAAAACCACCATTGTCAAACACTGCACAGCTGCCTAATATACAGTTTGTTGAGGTATAATCAACGCCTTGGTCTGTCCAATTGTGGTCTCCCTGTACATCAATCAGGTTATTCTCAAATTTCCACAAGGCAATCATATTTGCCTGTATATCTGCTTTGGTTTGAGCATATACAACACTGCTCAACAATAATATGTACACCATTGCCTGTAAAAATATATATGCTTTCCTCATTTATTCTCTCCTATGATTTTTGGCATAAGTTTCTCCCTGAATATCAATGTAACTGCTGTGGCTATCACAATAACAATGAAATAGAATAGCCATACATCTACAACAAGACAAGTCATCTTAGCAGCAGTTGATATTGATGCATTGGTACAATCCAGGTGACTTGCGTCTCTAAAATATACAATGAAATTCTTTAGAGGAGTTATCAACACAACAGTGACTACAAATATAACTATTGTTGTTATGATTCCCTGGAATGTTCTGCTTCCGCTTACTACTGCTATGCTTAAAGCTATAAGTACTGAGATAAAATAAAATAAAGTCATCTCAACAGTGACACAAGTTGCTACCTGTGTTGTTGATAATGAAGAGGAGGAGCAGTTAAGGTTCGTTGCATTAGTTACATTATCAATATTTTCCTTAACTGGTTGTACTAATATCATTGCTACTATAAATAGTATAATCCCTAACATCAGCTTCAATATTATCATCTGTGATTTTTTGTTCCACATAATTATCCCATATATTTCTGATATACTAATTCATCTCCAACATAGCAATAACAAACATCATTCCATTCATCATAGCTATACGTTTCATACTTATCTCCACATACGTTATAGACACATTCATTCTCATTATCAATCATCTTTGATCCAATGCTATAAAACATTGCAATGAGTAAAAATTCCATAATACTTATTATGATAAATATGATTCCAATAATTTTCCATCCATTATTATTATCTACCATTTGAAAAACCTTCTTTGTCTCTCATAAATTTTTATTCTATTCAGTGCGTCTTTATCTTTTCCTCTACGGAATTTTTTCTGTTTGTTCTTGATGTTTTCTATTCTTCCTTTTTTGATTTCACTAAGTGTTTGATAATTAACTCCCCAGATATTCTCAGATTTAGGTCTCTTTTTCGGCATTTTTGTAAAATCTGCATAACCATACTCATTTATCCTTGATTTTACTTTGAATGTTCCCTTATGTTTTGCAGGAACTGTATAGAAATAATTACCTCCAAATTCCTTATCCAATTCTTTTTCTGCTTCTTTTGCTTCTTTCAGAGGTTTATTAGCATAAACATCTATATCTTTTGTATTCCTCTGCAAATAATCTGGAACTCTCACTTCAATAGCCCTCTCACCATATACTATTTCCTTATCCTTGAGAGTTCTCTCTATAATATTTTTAATCAATTGTTTTTTTCTATGGAATTTTTCAACTTGTCTTAATGAGACCATTATAAAAACATCCTCTTTCTTGAAGATCTTGATGAAAATAATTTTGGTTGTCTCTTTGTTTTCCTTGGTTTCCTTGGAGTTATTAACCCAAGCTTTCTTAATCTTGCAGATGTGTATGGTATTGCCTTCTTTTCCTGGAAAGAATCAATGGCAAACTGTGTTTTCTCAACAAATATGCTTGGATTCTTCTTGCTCTGTCTGAATTTATATATCAGTTTATTCCTTAGATTCTCTAAGTCTGGTCTTGCCTCAAACTGTTTTGAAGATGGTTTTACCTTAAAGCTTCTGTTTGCAAAAGTATCAACAATCTGCATACCCATCCCTTGTGCTGCTTCCAAAGACAACGCTTTCTTGTTCGCAAGAGAATACCCTACTGCTTTTCTGAATATAACTTTTCCTGTTTTCTTTGATTTTATCTTTGCCAGTGTATTCTTTATAAGAACATCATAACCTTTTTTTCTTAATTTCTTAAATTGTTCCTCTTCTCTTCCTTTTCTTCTTCTAGTTGGAATGAATACTTCTGGCGGAGGTCCAAAAGGAAATTCAATTCTCGTTGTTGTTTCTGGAACTTTTCTAAATTGTTCTTGAATCTGTTCCTGTGCTTGTTCCTGTGCTTGTTCCTGTGCTTGTTCCTGTGCTTGTGCCTGAATTATCACCTGTGATTGTGATGTTCTTTGAACCTGTTCTTCCATCAATGGTTGTATTTGTTTTTGCGGTTGATATTGAAAAAGAATCTGTCCTTCTCTCTGTTTTGTTGTTGGAGTTAATATTGGTTCTTGTTGTTGTAATTCCAATACATTTTGTTGAGTTGTTGTTTGTCCCCCAAAAGTAAAATAACCAGGCAATGGAATCCTTTGTCTTATTGGAGAGACTTCTCTAGGCAATGTTTTTACAATAAGACTAGGTTCAGCATATCCTGGCAAGAAATCACTTGAAACTGTTATTGCTGGTGGTCTTTGTACAAATGTCACACCAGGAGCAGATTCTTCTAACTGAGTTATTGGAATCTCCCCTTTCTCATATTTTTTTAATAATTCATTGAACCTTCCAACTTTCTCAAAAACTTCTCTTCCTGCTAAATTTGGTTCTCCTTTTTCCCTTGCCTTTAAAAAATCCTCAAGAATCTTTTGTTTTTCTTCTGATTTGATGAATCTTAGATTCTCTGCTCTATCAAATGCCTCTTGTAATTCCTGTTCTGTTATTTCCCTTGGTTTTGGTTTAAACTCAATCTGTTCTGCTGGAATTGGTTCTACAACCTTTGTTGTTTTTGGTCTAAATCCAATTCTATATTCACCATCTAACCTAAACAACTGATGTGTTTCTGTAACCAATGGTTGATCAACAACAATAGATGGTCCACTTTCAATGAATGTTTCAGTTCTTGTTCTGGATGGTGTTGGTCCTTTGACAAAGAATAATGTTGTATCTTCAATTTCAACAGTTCTTTGAGGTGGAATCTTATATGGTTGTGGTGGTATTCCATTTACAATTGGTTTTGTAGATGGAACAATTTCTTTTGATGTTGGAGTAATTCCTGGTTTAAATATAGTCTTTGTTGATGGAAATATTGCCTCAACTGCTAGTGCCTCTGATGAAGCAATTGTTCCTCCACCAACTACTTCTTTATTCATTGCCCCTAATGTCTCTCCAACATCAACTGCCTTAACAAATTTTATTTCTTTTTCTAATTCTCTCTGAAAATTAATATCTCCTTCCGAAACTCTTGCAGAGATTGGTTCAACTGGTTCTGTAAATGCAATATCTTGTTTTGTATCGCTTACAACTGTCTTGAGAAGATTATCTTTTGTACCATAAACTTTTGTAACTGTTTTTCCTGATGGTTCTCGTGTTATTCTCACATACCCTGTAATATCTCCTTTTATATTCCTAACAGTTATTGTACTCTTTTGAATCCCTTCTGGCGTTATTGTTGAAACTTGATTGGTATTAGCCCCCTTGCTTGTTGCAACAGTTAATCTTAATTTTGGAATTCTTAGATTAAATAATTCTGACGGGACTTGATCCGAAACCTCTATATACCATTCTGTTTCACTTCCTTTTGGTCCTTTTATAATCTCTTTTCTTAAAGGACCAGTTCTAACAAAACCAGTAATTTCCTGTGCAGTTAATGGTTTAATTATAACACCACCTTCAACTTTTTGTTTTACAAAAGGTTCTGGTTCTGGTCTAGGGAATGGATGCCTTACTTTTGTTGATGGTAATGTTTCTCTTAAATCAACTAACCGTTCTGGTGGTACAGTTTCTTCTGGAATCTTTATTTCTGGCAACGGTTCTTCCCTAACTGTTTTCAAAATATTTTCTGCTTTAATTCCCTTTCTAAAACCACGTATTAATTCAAGTGGTCCTGTTGCCCTTCCTCCACTTATCAAAAAGAATTCACCAACTTTCTCTGGTTCTCCACTTAATGCACGAATTCCAAATCCAGCTTCTAATATTTTAAATGCTTTTGATGTCAAAGATGGAGCAAATTGAAGTGCTTTTTCACCAATTAACGTAATAAGAGTTAATCCACCAACTGTTCTCACATTAGGATCTCTATATAAACTCAACATAGTTTGTTTGGCTCCTCTTCTCAATTCTTCTGGTGTCTCTCTTTTTCCAGGAGGTAGAAATAAGTTCTCTATCGGTTTTGAAATAAGCTGTGGAACTTCAAACATTGTTCTTGCAGTTCCTTTAAGAATTCTTCCTGCAAATCCTTCTTCTCCAAATAATACTTCATATAATTCTTTTGTATCTCCAGGTTTAATTAATGGAATAACTTCTCCACCAGTATATTCTGTTCCTATAACTGTTGGTTTTTCTCCACCAAAATAAAGAATGTTTTTTTGTTGCTCTATTCTTTTCTGTTCCTCTATTTTTCTCTGAGTAATATGTTCTTCCTGTAATTTTTTTAATTTTTCTGCAACTCCTGGACCTAATGTTGTAAACGCTATTCCTTTTTGCCCAATTGTTGTAAGAACTGGTTTTTGTGGAACAAGAACTTGTCCATATTCTTTAATTTGTGCCTCTTCAGTTAATGATTCTGCTCTTCTCCTTTGTGTTGGTGTAAACTTACCAGGTTCTACAACCCTTCCATACCTCCTAATTTGTTCTTGTTCGGTAAATGCCTTTGCTCTTGCTAATTGGGTTTCTGTTAATGCCTTTATTTTCTTTATTGGTAATGGTCTGCCCGTCTTTGGTTGTGGAGCTCCACCTAGTTCTCTTTGACCTCTTTGGAGCTCTTGAGCCCTCTGCTTTGCCTGTCTCTCTACACTTTCCTGGAATGATTTTCCTTTTGTCTTTGTGTATTCAAGAGCCCTTCTCTGTTCCTCTGTTAGAAATCTTTCTCTACCTGATTCCTGTAAAGCCCTCGCCTGAACTGCTCTTCTCTTTATGATAGTGGCTGCACTTACCATATTCCATTCTTAAACCTTGAATTTATCTGATTTCCCAACATGATATTGCTTTGATTTTCCAATCCTATATTTTTTGGATTTTCCAATCCTATAATTATATGCCTTTCCAATCTGCAATTTCCTTGGTGTTTTTTCAACTAATGGGTTTTTCATTTGTTTTACCTCCGTTTTGTTTTTTTATGATGTCTTAAAGAAGAGAATTATCTCTTCTTTTTTCTTCTTCTTTTTTTTCTACATGGCATTTTATTCCCTCCATATTTTTATTTGATTTCTAATATTAAGTCCACCTATACCTCTTCTTCCTGCCACGACGTGCCATTATCTTCTTCTCTTCTTCCTAGTTCCAAGCAAATCACTTGACAGACTAAGACTTTGTCCAAGCAATCCTCCTCCAATACCAACCTGTGTTGCCTGTCTTATTCCTAATGGAATAGATGTCTGGTTTCCAACCTGCTGTGCAGCCAACCCTGCAAGAGGTGTTGTTATTGTCATACCGACAAACCCCCCAATCCTTTCCAAATTCTTCTTTTTCTTTGCCATTTTAACCTCCTATTTAAAGATTAAATCCTTTTTATTTATTTTAATGAAGCGAGGGACTTTGCCTTTTATTCCCAATGATTTCTTATTAATATTAACGAGAAGCTGGTTGTTTTTTTTGTTTACTATCACTTTTGCCTTGACAAATTTCATAATTCATTAAATAAACTTTGAAGTATATAAACTTTTCTAAACTACATGTAGTTTTCACACGAGAAAACGGTTCATTTTTTCAATCAAACCAATCTTTATGGAACTTTATTCCCTTGATTGACAAAGATTCAAAGAGTTCTCTCATACTCTGCTTATCTTTGAGCCATGCACGTTTCTCAAAGTATGTGACATTATAGGAATCTATGAGATATACTACAATCATGTCACTCTCTCTTCTCCTTGAAGCTTTTATTGACATTATCCCCCGCCAAATAATATATATAGTCCAGCAATCACTGCCAATCCAATGAATATCCATGCCTTTGAGGACAATTTACCGCCTTTTAGCAACGCCTGTCCCTGTTCTAACATCCTTATTGCTATTGATATTGGTTCTGAAATCCTATTTTCATCTATTGCAGTGTAATAGTCTTTTGTACCTATCGGGTTAAGATCCCACTCAGGCAGAACTATCGTTGGATATTTACCTTGCCATAAAAAAATGAAATCTGGACTTACATTGTGAGGAATATTATTTATAACTATAAAACCATCTTTAATCTCAGTTATTATCGGTTCTGCTTTCCTGTTCCTTGTCAATAATATAACAAGTACCTTATTCTTCAATGCAAGATTCTTCAATTGCCTCTTTATCTTGCTAGGCAGACCAAATCTTTTCTCTGCTTTCTTCCTCTCCTTGCTTGTATTAGGAATTATTGAATCAATCCTCTCTGTAAGTTCCTCAATCCTTCCGACAATACCTGGCTGTTTGGTTTCTTTAGGTGGTGGAACTATCTGTACTTCATCAATAGAGTTGTCTCTAATCGGTGGTGGTGGGGGTGGAGGAGCTTTCAGCTTTGCAAGTCTCTTCTCTTTATCTTGCTCTTCCTGTTTCTTTAGTTTTATGAGTTTATCATAAAGCTTGTTCCTTTTCTTTTCCATTCTCTCTTCTATTGTTGCTTTCATTCTACAATTCCCCCTATCTGTTGTTGTGCCTGTTGTTCAGGACTTTTCCCCCATCCACTAAACAATTTCTTTTTTGGCTGTATTATGCTTGTTGTCCCTCTTATCTCTTTCTTTATCTGTGTTATTATTGCCTGTAACAAAGTTCCTTTCTGGCTCAGTGAAGTTGCAAATGTTATCTCAGCTTTCTTTCTGAAATAAGTTGCTTCCTTAATCAATCCCTCTGATTCAAGATATAAAGCGACAGATAGCATAGTCCTTACGGTGTGAGGCAAATCACCAAGTTCTTTTGCAGAAAGATTACCAAGTTTCTTTGTATCTCCTGTCTGTATGATGTCTCTAAACAGTTGCAACTGAGAATCCTTCCTTTCTGGAGATGGTGTTGCAGAAGTTGGAGCGTCTTGCTGTGACAACATCCAATCCAACTGGTCCAATTCCTCCTCACTCATATTTCTGAGATCATCCTCTGTCAAATCATCAATATTCATTTGAAAACACCTCCTTTGCCAAATGCGTCTTTGCCACCTCCACGAATCCTACCCATTCTATCCCTAATCTTTCCAAGCATATCCTTTCCCTTCATTTTTTGATAAATCATATAGCCCAAAGCAGCCAATATTAACAATGTCAGTAAGTTATCTCCTAATCTTGAAAAGCTAACCACCATCTTCAATCAGTTTATATCCCTTTGCAGCCATCTCCAATATAATTGCAGTCTTAAATTCATCATCCTCTAAATTTTCTGTTGCCTTATCCTGCTCTTTTTCTTTTCCTGCATCAAATAACATCCTCCAAGGTAACTCTTCTTCCTGATAATTTGTCATCTTAGAGATTAATCTAAATCTCTTGTTTTTCCTGTCAATAATTAATTTACAGAACTCCCCGCTTCCACTAAATCTTAGTTCCATCTTAAGCCAATAATCCTTTTATAAGCTTTTCCTGGTTCTCTAAGATTAGAGCAAGTGCTTCCTCTATCGTGTAAACCTTGCCATCAACATTTAATATCCTTAACTCAGTCTGTACGGGATGTTCATATACTCCCCAAGTTTGTTTTGGTTTTTCTTTTACCTCTTTGTTCCCAGATTCCTCTGCCATGGTTTATCCCCTCCATTCTTTTCCACCAACAGATCCAATCTGCTCAAAATTGGAAACAACAAACACATAGGCAGCAATGCCCCGCAAATTATAGAAATCAACTGAGTATATATATTGTTCAATGAATATAGACCATTATTCCAATTATAGACGGACCAAGCCAATATCCCAACTGCTGCAAGGTTGCCTAATACATAGGAAAATTCGTGGTCATTAACATCAAGATATATTGAGAATCCTAACATTCCAAATAATATTATTAATATCAATAAAGAGATTGGTATAATATTCCTGACTTTCTCTCCAGAAGGAGTTACCTCAAATGTGAATGAGATTGTATTTGCTTTTGTCGGGTTCATACAGTTCATTATGACTGTGTATTCCTCTGTCTCCAAAAGGTAGTAACTTGGAATTGTATAATTGTAATAAGAAGGGTTTCTTGTCATATTTTTATAATCAACAATGGCATTATTGCTTGGATCTAAAACAGTTATAGTGCAATTGACATCTGTACCGCAGTACTCTCCATCACTCTGTTCACAAGGTATCTTCAAATCAACTGTTTGGTCCTGCTTGAATGTGTATGCTGGTTCTGCTGCAACAATTCCGACAAGACATAAAAAAGGTATACTTATTACCAATATCTTATCCATGCTTCACACCATCCTTCGTTTTCTAATTTTATTGAGGTGAAATTCGTAAGGTTTCCCCTGAATGTTCCATTCCCTGTTATAGTTATATTATCTTGCATTATATTAATGTTTCCTAAATCGCAATAGTCTTCACAATAAAAAGTATGGTCACCAGAAAAATAATAGCAACTGTTTAAAGCCAACAAAATATGGTGTGTGTCCTCTATTGTGGTGTTCCATGCTTTGCTTGAATTAACAATCCCTGAGTGGTTTGCAGTCAATGTATAATTATCATAATAAGTCCAACCTGCTGGTTGATAATATGACTGTTTACATATATGCCAATTACTAAGTCCGTCAGTCCCCGTAGTATCATCAAAACATTTTGTGCTAAATTTATCTTTGGCACTTACATTTGCATTAGGTATTGCCCTAACCCCATTAGTCACGTTAGCTCTTACAAAATCTGCTATATAGAATTTATTTATATTAAGGTCTACACCCCATTATTCAAATGTTGAGTTGATGAACCATATATCAGTAGAACCCCCTTTTACCACAATATCATTTGTTGTTGCATTTATTATACAAGTTGTACAATTATTATATGTTGCTAAATTATCATTAACAAAACCGTTTGTAACATTATTCATATATGAGATATTTACTATATTCCTATGAGCATTATTAAATCCAATACCGTCTTCTCCTGAAAAATTGGAGAAAAGAAATATATTATCATTTGAATTACTCACTAATCTTGCTCCTTCATCTGTTCCATCTGTATTGTTGAAACGACACTCTGTGAAGTTGTTTCTATTTGCTGCTGATGTTATCAATCCCTGTACTAATCCTCCTCTAAACCTATCATTAGAATATCTGTTGTAGTCTCCTGCTGAATTCATACCTCTATTTAATGATATATATAAATTATTTTCTGAAGTTCCGTCATTAATAGTGTTGGCAACATACATTCCATTGAGTTGTCCCACAAAAGTGTTGTTATAGAATTCGTTATAATCATCATTATTTATCATTCTGAAAGCATCTTTGTTTGAAGCCAAAACCGTGCATATAAATGTATTGTTTGTATAAACATTATTTTTTGAATTAGATGTCTGGAAATTATTGTTTGCTCCTTTCTGATAAACTTGGTTGTTATAGAAATAATTATTGTCTCCATTGACTATTAAAACAGTAAGACCAGTTGTTGAGTTGAATGTGTTGTTATAGAATTCGTTATAATCTGGGTCTGTAAAATATGTCCCCATATATAAGGCATTGCTGCTTGTAGATGTTATTGTATTATTAATGTATATTGAACGTTGAGCAGCAACATTTCTTATCCCCTGGTTACTTCCTGAATGTATCCTGCTGTTTGAAAGATTAGAGCCATCAGCAACCAATACAATCTCATAAGCATAATTAGTATTTGAATATGCTGTAAGTTTATCTGTTTTCCCCCCCGATACTACCAAATCATATGCAATGGCTGTATTTGTGTAGACCTCAACATTGGTTACATTAAAACCATAAACAAATACACTGAATTGAATCCCTGCTCCTGCACCGCTATTGTTCACCAAACTATCTTCTATCAATGCATTGTTTGAAGTATCCCCTCTTATACCAATCAAGAAATCATATACGTTGCAGTTTCTAATCTGTATATTATCAACGCCTGTGAAATTAATGCCGACCGAACTTGCAGAATTATTCCCTGTAAGATTATAGTTGTCACAGTTCAGAACTAAATGGCTTTTGTTCAGAACTAATCCATCATTCCCAGAACAATTAAGGTTAGCTGTCATTGTAGTGTTTGCATTCAGATAATCTCCGCAACTCAATGAGACCACGAGTTGAGGTAATAAAAAAATTCCAAAAAATATCAGCAGTATTATCTTTTTCATTCATTATATCCTCTGATAATTATAACTCTCTCCAGTCAGATGGTCTTTCACATCTATATCTCTTGTCACCTGTAAGCTTGGCATATAAAAAGTTATCTTGTTATATCCAACGACAGTCTCTTGATAGTTCTCAACCTGGTCTATGACACTTCCATTGTTATCATATATGTCTTTAACTGTAAGGCTTGGCACTATCTCTGATTCTATTATTACTATTCTGCTTGTTGAGGCAGTCACTGGAGTTACTGTGACCTTATCGTTTGATATTGGTATTCCGTCATAATTAAAACTAGCTGGTTCAATGTTTGCCTGTGGGTAAACAGAAGAACCAGCCAGAATGCAGGTGCTTATTAGTGCTAAAACAATGAATATCTTTTTTATCAGCATGATGTACCAATCCTCACACTTCCTGTTCCGTCGTAATCAATAAAGAAACAAGTTCCATTGTCATAGAGTGTGGCGTCTCCTATTAGAATCTGATTATCCTGCATATTCAAGTTGCCAGTCATAGAATCCCCTGATTCATTAACCCAGATGTCATCACCGCCTAATCTTAGAACTGGCTGTGAATTAACAACATAACTTTGAATAGAATTCATTTTAATCTTTGGCTGTGTTTGAGCATAAACAATAAGAATAGAGAATAAAAATATAAAAAAAAGAGATAAAAGAAATTTTCTCTTTATTTTCATTTTACATTACTCCTGCACTCCTTAGTCCTCCAACAGTAAGTGCAACTCCAGCTGTCATTACTCCAAGTGCGAAAAATAAAGGAACTAAACCCAAAATTGTATTTGCCCCGCCTGTTACATTATTCACACCAGCTGCTGCAGATCCATTTATATATCTTGCAAGTGCAACATTATCTGCAACTGGACCAATCAAGTTGACACCAACTATGATGACAATAAAACCTCCTAAAAGATTACCTAACATCTATTTATCACACTCTAAATAGTAATTATAAATATTGAAGTATATAAATGTTTTGTTTTGAATTAGAAAAAACTCTAAATTTAAAAAAAAGAAAATAAATAGGTTTGAAAATCCTATTTAGGTTCAAATTGGTTTACATAACTCCTGCGTTCCTTAGTCCACCAACAGTCAGAGCTACTCCTGCACTCATAATACCAAGAGCGAAGAATAACGGTGTTAAACCAAGAATTGTTGAAGCTGCTCCTGTAACGTTACCTGCCTGTGCAGCAACGACCTGGTCAGCGACGGTTGGAATCAAATTAACACCAACTATGATGACAATAAAACCTCCTAAAAGATTACCTAACATCTATTTATCACACTCTAAATAGTAATTATAAATATTGAAGTATATAAATGTTTTGTTTTTTATAGAAAAGTTTAAATATTAAAAAATATAAAAAAAGGATAGAGGGAATGGTATGGCTTATGGTGAAAATCAAGAAGTTGTGTCAAGGTATAACGAAGCTAGTCTGAATATTCTTAGATTACATAATTGTTGGCAGAAGATTGCATTGTACAGACAGAACTATCAATTCTACAAATGGAAAATTGAGTTGGATTCTGTCTGGAGCGAAATCTACCAGGATGTTATGAGAAAACCAAATGGTGATGAATATTTAAATGACCAAAAATTATTGTTGAAACAGATTCAAGAGGCGTGTAACTATGAAGTCCCAGTCAAAGATCCTTTTGCTTTGAATAAATTAAGCAAACTTGAAAAAATCAAAAAAGAGAGATTATATATCGCTCTGTCTAATTATCATTTGTGGTTAAGAAAAACGCAGGATGATGTCGGTAAGGGTAGTTCCTATCGTGACGCAAGTTATGATGATTTTGAATAACCAAGTATTAGAAGAACCTGAACAAGAGGAAAAGTTTCCTTACTATGTTGCAAAAAGTGTCAAGAGACAGCTATTGAAGGCAAAACAAAAAGTTCTTGAGACAGACCAAGATAGAGTTTATGTTATTTCTGGAAGGGAAGGTTCTGGAAAATCAAAATTGGCAAGACAGTTGGCATACTTGATAGATCCAACAATAAATTTAGACAGAATTATATTCAGTTCTGATGAATTTAAAAAGGCAATCTACAAAGCCGAGAGAGGTCAGGCAATTATATGGGATGAATGTTTTAAGGGGTTAAGTTCAAAACACGCAATTAGCACAGAGAATAAATTAATAGTTCAATTATTACAGGAATGCAGGTATAAAAACTTATTTATCTTTTTAGTTTTACCTGATTTCTTTTCTCTTGAAGGTTATGCAAGTATATTTAGAAGCAACGCATTGTTTAATGTAATGATTAGCAGAACAAATTATAAATTGAGATATTATAAAGTCTATAATTACGATCAAAAACAACAGCTATACTTAAACGGTAAAAAAACAAAGAGTTATAGGTATCCTAAGATATATTCTAAGAACAGGTTCTACGACAAGGAGATTCCAACCATCAACTATGATGATTATGTTGCCAAAAAGATAGAATCCTTTAAGTCACCAGAATCAAAGGAGAAAATAAGCAAATATGAACAGAGATATAGGAAAAGGTTCAATACTTTGGTGGCTGTTTGCCGAGAAAAATATGGGGCAAACCTGGTAGAGATAACTAAGGAACTGAATGAGAGGGGATGTGCAGTGGATCGCACCTCTTTGAATACAATGCGGTTGGAAAAAGGGGTATATAAAGGGACTTATAGGGAGTCTTAAGTACAAAAATAATAAACTAATAAGTGTAATTTAGGAATTTTTTTACTGTAATAATAGTAGTATAGGAATATTCCTATTATAATATTCTATACGCAGAATTATTCCTATTATAATATTTTATACGCAGAATTATTCCTGTGGTCCAATAATCTCAACACATAATCTAACCCTTTTGCCTATCATTTCCTTTGGAAAAGAGATGTGTCTAATACTAATTTGCCCAGAATAAGTATTTGCTTTTATCAAATGTATATTAGAATATTTCTTTTGAGGTCCTGGTATTACTACACCTCTTGCCTTGCAGACATACAGTTTTCCATTAGATGATTTCCTTACAAACATGTGCGTACTTCCTATCTTGTATGATTCATTTTATTATTTTCCCGACGGGAAATTACAAAACCAAAGTTCGTTTAATCCTCTTCTTTTTCACTTATTTCATTCCAGAGATCTAACAATTCCATCTTGATGTTTTCCAGTTCACAAATTATGTGAGCAATTCCTCCTTTGTCTTTTATATCTCTATAATCTTTCGCAGTAAATATTTCATCATCTTTTGTTCTTGCAATTTGTATTTTGATTTTAAAACAACTCCTGGTAACTTTTCAAAGCGTCCTTTGGATTTGCGTGTATATAAATACTTGTTGTTGAGACTGCTGAATGTCCGAGGAGAAGCTGTACCTGGTTTAATGGTACTCCTTTATCCACGAGGTTTTTTGCAAAGCCATGACGCAGACTATGAACACACAAATCTTTTTTCTTTTCTTTAAGTCCGCTCCTTTTTGCTGCACGTTCAAATGCCCTCTGAATACTTCTTATCCCACACTTGAATGGAATATGATTTATAAAATCTGCTCTCCAACTTTTTGGCAAAGGTACAACACGATCCTTCTTTCCCTTACCTTCTCGAATCATAATACTTTTCCTTTCCAAATCAAAATTCTCTTTCTGCAAAGCAGCAATCTCTGAAACCCTCACCCCAGATTCAAACCCGAGGAGAAAAGCAACCTTATGATGTTTGCTTCTTGTTTTTTTTATCAGTTCCTTGAATTCTTCTTCTTCTATCCATGTCGGTAATTTTTTTGGCATTTTCTTTTTTACACCTCTTGCATGTTTTTCTTGATTTCCTTGACAAGATTTCTTCTGTCCTGAATATCCTGCCACAGATATGACACTTATATTTCTTTACACCTCTTATCACGTGAACATCCTGTCCACAGTTCTTGCAGTAGTATCTCACCTTTGTTTTTGCATACATTCTAAACTCTTGCGAGGGAAATGTTCCGAAGGAGGAACAGAAATCAATTATCATACATGACAGATGAAATCAATTCTTAATTCCCTTTTCGCAATTCATTTCTTTTTTCTAATATGCTGTATTTCACATCTCTTTCTTCTTAGATGTTTTCCATAATCCTTGACAAACACTTTACACCTTGGACAAATCCTAGTGTTTGCTCCATATCCATTCTGTGTATTCATCATAATCTACAAAATTATTATAGAAACATTCCTTACAGTATGGATGTTTCATACTTCCTTCTGTTCCCTCTTTACCGCATATTACACATTTCATTCTTTTGGTTCATCTGGCAGGATACTTCTTTCAATTATCTTATCTAAGACTTTTTTATTAAACTGCTTTATGTTCTTTTTAAGCCAATTAATGTCTTCTTTGGTTAATTGTTTTGGGTGTTTGTAATGTCCTAACTGATATTTTATTTTATTTCTTAATTTTTCAAACTGCTTTTTACTTACTTTTTTATTGAAAACCCTAAACTTTTCAAGAGCTAATCCATTGCAATAGATTAGATTAACACAGTTGTGACACCATGTTGAGTTGTAGCACCTTGTTGAGTTATCACACCTTGTTGAGTTGTAGCACCTTGTTGAGTTATCACACCATGTTGAGTTGTGACACCCTGTTGAGTTATCACACCCTGTTGAGTTGTGACACCCTGTTGAGTTATCACACCATGTTGAGTTGTGACACCCTGTTGAGTTATCACACCCTGTTGAGTTGTAGCACCTTGTTGAGTTATCACACCCTGTTGAGTTGTAGCACCTTGTTGAGTTATCACACCTTGTTGAGTTGTAGCACCTTGTTGAGTTATCACACCATGTTGAGTTATCGCACCATGTTGAGTTATCACACCTTGTTGAGTTATCACACCTTGTTGAGTTGTGACACCCTGTTGAGTTATCGCACCATGTTGAGTTGTGACAATCTTTACAACCCCTACAATTTACATTTCCATTTTTATCTTTCATTCTTCAAACTCCTTGTTTTTTGCTTCTTCTATACGCTTTATAATTCAATCAAACCATAAAGTAGTATCTTCATTAAGTCTTTTTTTGTTTTGTATTATATGATCTATCAACCACTTGAACCTTTTCTCCCAGAGTTTGTTGGTTTCTGCTATTGCTATGTCTATTGCTTCAACAATTTCATCATAAGAACCCACAGGCATCGGTAATCCTGTATAATTAAATATCTCAATACTTTCAATAGCTTTTTCTTTTGCTGTTTTCATTCTTTCCATTTTCGCAGTTTATTTGTCTTTCATCTTCCTTCTATCACAAAGTTTAATGATATAACGAACTTTATTAAATTTTCTCTAAGTATTATTTTAGTCATCTTATCTCGTTTAATGCCTCTTGTGCGAACATAAAATAACCTTGCCTTGCCTTGCCACTCCCGGCCTTGCCTTGCCTAGCCACGCCTTGCCATGCCTCGCCACGCCACGCCACGAACATCAATCTACGCTATTTATTGAATAATTAAAGAGTGGATCTGTTTTATCTTGTTTAATGCCTCTTGTGCGAACATAAAATAACCTTGCCTTGCCTTGCCTTGCCACTCCCGGCCTTGCCTTGCCTAGCCACGCCTTGCCATGCCTTGCCTTGCCTTGCCATACCTTTATTTTACTTCTTGGAACGAAGTAACTTGAAACTTTCCAAATTTTCCTTTTTTCTCTGGTCTCCAGTCGCCTATTCCAATATATTTACCTGCAATCTCTAAGGCTTCCTTAACAGCTTCTGCTGAAATTTCATCTTCAAACTCTATCTCAAATACAAGCTTCCATTCTTTAAACATTGGTCTGTACCTCATGACCCTACCTTTTGTTGATGGTATTACAACCAATGTTTTATATATCTCATATTCAGGGTTCTTATGGAGTATATCCATCTGCGGTATTGTTATCATACTTCCAAATAACTTGCTGTATGTTGCTTTTCCTGCCCCTTTCACTTTTATTTTCTTACCAGCTTCAATCAATGCCCTTTCTATGTGGGTTGCTGGTTGGTATATCTTACCGTCACTGTTTATATAAAGCTTTTTTAAAGCTTCTTTTTCATATTCATTACTTGCTTTTTTCTCAACCCATTCTACATCAAAGCCATATTCTTCTGGCTTATTATGTAATAAAGGCGTTATGCCTTTTATTTCTGTTTTGTATTTTTTCATTTTGTTTTTACCTCGTTCCATTTATATTTAATACCTTGCCTCGCCACGCCACGCCTTGCCTTGCCTTGCCTCGCCTCGCCTCGCCCCGCCCTACCACGAACATCAATCTACGCTATTTATTGAATAATTAAAGAGTGGATCTGTTTTATCTTGTTTAATATCATAATCACATTCCATACAGAACTCTTCACAATAGGCACTACAAAAAGAGTACGGTTTCTCATAAATTTCCTGGCATTTGCCTGTATCATATTTAAAGGCAACTATCAGCAACACCACTATTATCAAAAAAATCACGGACATTTTATCCATTTTGAAGAGGTTCTTCCATATAATGTTCCCTTCATCATCCTTATATGGGTATTTCCCTTTCATTTTTCCAAGCCCTCTAATCTGTTGAATATCAGATAAAACAACAGAACTCCAATTATGATCCCAGCAGTAATCTTATCACCTAAACTATACATAACCCACGCAGTATAGAAAAAAGTAATGAATAATACTACTTTACTTGCCTTCAAAACCCCCCCTATTATCTGTTTTCTCTTCCGCTTTTTCTCTAAATCTTCAAACATTGTTGGTTCTTCCATTTTGACCCCTATCTCTCTGACATTCTCCATGTGACAAAATATATTATTGGTCCGCTCAATACAGACATCGGAACTTTATATCTCAGTATCAACTTCTCCAAATGTTGGTATCTTCCATATAAGAAGAAGTACAAACATCCATAATGCCAGACTTATCCCGATAACAGTCAAATCATTCCATTCCGCCATTTTAGTTTCCTCCTATTCTTATTTTAACCTCGCAATAACTTTTGGTTCTATCTCTTCTGGTACAATAACATCTGTTTTGTTCTCAACACAGATAAAAACAAAAGACACCCCTATATTTTCTTCCTCATAGACAAATGTTCTATTGAATTTATCCTTAAACATTATGTTGCATACATCATTTAAGACAGATTTATCTATTATATCAGAACCAGATTCCATTAAAAAAAAAGAAATAAAAAAACAAATAAAAGCCCCTATCATTAAACCAGTAAAAAGGTGGTTATACCTTGTATCTTCAACCTCTTTTTGTGTGTATGTTTTTTTAGTCATTTTAGTTTCCTTCTAATTCCTTTTCAATGTTTCTAAGGTTTTTATAAGATCTTGTCTCACTTATTATAGCAACGCCATTAACTCCTGCAATGCAAAAGAACAAAGCTGCAAACAGAAAAGACCTGCTTAGAATATAAAACCAAGCCAAGCCAATCAAGGAAAGGAATATACCCCAGTAGAACAACAATCTGGAAAGACTTAACGTTGATATAGTTGGACTCTTTATTCCCTCCATGAAAAGCTTGAACTTGGAACGTTGTATGAATGTGTTTGGCTGTTCAGTTTCGGTGTTATGTTTTATGTTTGTGGTTAATGTTGGTTTTTCTTCTGTTTGTTCTGTATGCCTCGCTTCAAGACTATCTTGAACAAAATTTCCAGTTGATTTCACACCATCAACTGAACAGCCAATTGGAAGCACTAATCTCAGTAATAACCTGGGAAAAAGAGGTGATTTAGAGAGCGAATCTCCAATGCACGGTGGCATAGAATTTCCTCGTAGAAGGTCAACCATTGCCAAAACCAGGTGATTATTCTTGTTAGTATGCTTTGAAGCAAAGGAATCCGCTGTCATCTTGCTCAGTTTCAACCTCCTTCCCTGTCAATTGTGAAACGTTCTCTGACTTTGTCTTTTTCAAGAGACTAGCCAGTATTGAATTCTTTGCTATCTTATTGTCTTGATCAACATTGAACCACAGCCCTGCTGATTTGATATTCTTTCCGATAATGTGTTTTGCTGAACTGATATTAACCAATTCATCCTTGTCTGGATGTTTACACATGCAGACAACCTTCTTTCCGACAATCTTACTGTCTTTCGTTATGTTCTCTATCTCAACAGATTTTATCTGGACCATCCCTGGTTTCAGTTTCTGTGGTTCTTTGTCTCCAACACCTTTGTGGATGTCAGGTACATCTTCTTTTATTTCTTCTTGTTTTTTTGTTTCGTTTGTTTCGTTTTCCATTTTCCTATTTCCTCCAATTTGTTACTACTATGTCTAACAACACAGTGACATTTCAATATTGTGTCACTAATATTAATGACATTTTCCATTTTCCTATTTCCTCCAATTTGTTACTACTATGTCACTCAACACAGTGACATTTTTATTGATGTCACTTACTTTAATGACATATCCCTTTGCACTCCTTCCATCCTTGCTCATAATAACAATCTGTTTTTCAAGCCATTTGATTGTTCCGCCTGTCACAAAGTCATCTAACATTATAAATCACTAACTCTCCCAAATTTCCTTTTGTTTTCCATCAATTCTGTTAATATCTCAGAACAAGCTTCATAGCTGTCAAACTGCCAGGTCTCATTGACTGTCAATAGCCATTTTTCGTTCTTCTGTTTCAGCTGTATCATTTGTATTCGCCTCCAATAGATTTATTACTAAATTTGTTAAAATTCTATTCATGCTTCTTCCTTGCTTTACAGATTCCATCTTCAATTTCGTATGGAGTTCATCACTCAAACTTAGATTTATTATTTTCATTATTATCATTGCCTCTATAAGTTATATAAGATAAGTAGTATATAAATTTTGTGTTATTTAATATCATTTAAAGGAATAGATAGTGTTAAAAAGTGTCATACCTATATTCATCATCTTTCTGCCAATATACTTTCCTATATTTCTGCTTATAGATGTGCATATTATGTTTCATGCCATAATGAGTAACACACATCCCCTCAAATATAGACGGGTTCTTACATCTTGTGCCTTGCTTTGTATTGGCTTTACACTGGTTTTTTGGTATAGTTCGCATAATGTATATTGTATGTACTAAAATATTTTTGTTCCGTCGAGCTTCTTTTTCTTTTTTGTTCGTATTAATATGAGGTTATCTTTTCTTAAAATTCAACTTATCATGCCAACAACAGGCTTTTGAGCAGTACTTGCTTGATCTTATATGTATTGCCCCACAAACATAGCATTTATTAGATTTTCCTGGCTTTTTTTTATGATTGGCTATACAGACATCAAGTTGCTGGTTTTTTATGCTTTCTTTGTAGCTTATTGGCATTTTTTATTATATTTTTATTATATTTTTATTATATTTTTATTATATTTTTATTACAATTTTTTATTACACTTATTATATTTATATTTTTCCTTCTTTTGCGTCTTCTATAAGTTCTATAAGTATGTCATCTGGGACGGTTTTTTCGTTTTGCGAACCCTTTTGTTCATTTTGCGAACATTTTTTACTCGATTTACCTGATTTCCTAAAATCGTAGTTTAATCCTATAGACATAGAATTAAATGACAATTCTTGGAAATCAGGTAAATCAGGTAAATTTTGTTCGTTTTTCTTAAATTGTACGCCCTCTACGTAATAATCTACTTCACCATCCTTACTTGTTCTTCTATTTTCAAGTCCTTCATTGATTAAAACCCTTGAAAATTCTTTTTTCCCTATTATCCTTCTCTTTATTCTTTTGAGGTATTGTGTATAGAAATGATAGAATTTGCTATATCTTATATATCCATCAGGGTTCAAATAACAAAATTGCTGTATAAAATAAGGCAAAGGGTTACTTGCCATCACATATCTCATTTTCCTATCCTCAATTGAGCCCATATTGCTAAATTTACCCCTTTCCAGGAGACTAGGCAATATTTCTATCACTTTCTTCGCAAGATTATTGAACTCTCCTTCTGGTATTGTTAAGCTTACATCTTTGCCTTCTGGAAATTCATTGTTGAACTCAATAATATGCCATCTGCGGTAAAAACCCTCAGATGTATCTTCACTGCTTGGCAGACTGTTTGAAGCTATGATTATCTTTGCGTAGTTTTTGTCATCAAATAAACCAGCTCTTTTTACCTCATAACCAATCTTATCTCCACCAACCAGTCTCTTTAATATGCTGCTATTCTCAAGTATGCTAAAATTTGTTTCTCCCATAAAACAAGCAAGTTTCTTGTATAATCTTATTGTCTCAAACCTGCTTTTGTTCTTTCCAGCAATAAGATCCAAATCTGTTGTACAGGTGTTATGTTCTCCAAGAAATTTATCAATAATATTAATGAAAGAAGTCTTGCCGTTCCTTCCGTGCCCAAATATACAAAATAAAACTTGGATTGGATAGTCCCTGTAACAGCAGTAGGCTATAAACTCATATAAGTCTTTAAGTCTCTTTTTTCCGACCCATTCACTAAACAATTTATCTATTGTTGGGGTATCTGCAGTTTCTCCAATATCCCAAGGAATTGGATTTGTAAAAAAATAATCTGGCGTTACTTTATATATGTTTTTGCTCCTTAGACTGAAAGCCTTATCCTTGAATTGTATCCATCTTGTTGGAGCTTCCTTTGGTTTGTGTTTTCTACCAACCCTTTTGAATGATTCAAGGTAATTGCTCTTTATACCAGAAGTTACTGTCTCTCCGCCAAATTCAAGTTCATCATCAATTGAATTCATAACATCAACATCATCAACCATTTCCCATTTCTTGTCTGTTCTGTTCCAGAACCAAAAGATTCCTGCCTTGTCATAAAAAAATGGCTGGAACTTATAGAACTCATTCACATTCTCAAGATAGTTGGTAATCTTTAATGTTGGTCTTGTTTCTTTCACGTCAATCTTATATTTATCTATGAACCAGTTCTTTGCGTTGAGAAAGTCAATACCTTCTTTTTCCATCACAAGATTAAAAACATCTCCACCCTTTTCGCAGTGGAAACAGTACCACAAATCATCTTTATAACTCAAACATTTACCACCCTTACTGCTGTGCATAGGGCAGTCGGTTGGATTCTTGTTTGTGTTTACCCTAAACAAACCAAGCAACTCTGGAATATTTATCTTGCTTTTAATTTCCTTGACAACCTCACTTGTCTGGAAGGTCCTTAGTTTATCCCTCTTTGGAAGTATATAATCAGAAAACAACGCCTTTATTTCAGATATATTTATCGTTGCAATCTCAGAATCATCAAAAACAACATATTTATTTCCGTTGGGATGGGTACTTCCTGGTCCTATCACCTGCTTTCCTTTCCCCTGAATGTCCGCCAATGTATTTTTGTTTGAATCCATTATCTTTATCGTTTGTGGATCATCAACAATAAACCATTTATGCAGCAGTCCTCCTCCAGACATTGTTGTAAATGTTGTTGGTAGATTAGGAATTGTTTTTTCCTGTAATTTTTTGTCATCAAAATCTATCACAATAAGATTACCATAACCAGTAGCCACCCCATAATTTCCTGTGGAAATATGCTCTATCAATCTTGGATCATTATACAAATAATTTGATGTGTTCTGCCAGTCTTTTTCAATGGGAATCTTTTCCATTTTCTTAACTAATATAAACCTAAACACCTCCTTTTGTAATTGTTTTGGAATCATTTTTTGTTTACAAACCAATCACACATCCTTATAACATATTTTTTAGCTTCTTGTTGTCTCTCTATCGGTACAAATTTCCATAGAAACTTAGGAATCATATTATGCCAAATATCATGACATTTTTTGCAAAGATAAACCCTTCCATCAGAATCAGTACCACCAATACATTTAGGAACTTTGTGATGTAATTCAATTTCGCTTTCACTCGGTCCAACATATTCACACCGTTTACATTTAATCATATTCTTCCATCCTCTTGATATTAGAAATAGGAATTGCTTCTAATTTATTATCCGTCTTAATATACACAAAGGAAGAATCCTGCTTCTCAATTGTTCCTTTCTTCACGGAAATGTTCTGTCCATCATCAAAGAATATTTTCCAAGCCATACCAACGACCTCTTAAAAAGAAAACACAATCCATATATAAATATTGTGTTATTTAATGTGTCAAAAGGGGTTAAATTGTAAAATGTCATGGGGTAAATACTCATTCCATTTGGGGGTGGGCAAGGATAAACCCCATGACAGAACTTCTTTTGCTATATGAAGGCACTAAATATACTTTTTCCCGTTCTTTAATATATTGATCTTACCGCCTTTTATAAGGTTCGGTTGTTTCAATATATTATTACTATTCTTATTACTATTATTCTTCATAAAGTTCTTATTATCCTGAATAAGGGTTTTCTGCTGTAATACGTTCTCTTTAATGCTCATATCAAGATTATCAAGCAGATTAACGCTCTGTTTGGCTCTTTCTCCCTTAATTCCAAACAAATGCAGTCTTAACTGCTCTTTTCTGTCGTTTCTAATCATTTCCTTCAATGCAATCTTTTCATTCCTTTCATCTATCTGTTGTTTAGCTTTCCTTAAAGAGTGCAAACTCTTGTCAAGTGTTCCATCATCTGGAAACCTTGATTCCTCTTCTCCCTTTATCTTTGAGATTAAATCTCTTATTCCCATTATGCCATCACCTTTGTTAATCTATAATAAAATATTGCTGAAACTGCCAACACAACAAAAGCCCATACCAATTGTATCCCTGTTGCAGCATATACTATTGACAAGTATAAAAACATTATCATTATGCTTACTGGATAGTTCCATCTGAACTTTATGGCAGCCCAGGATATAAGGATGAACACAACTATTATTGAGAGCCATACCCCCCCGATTAGCTCATTTATAAAAATATCCCACAAATCAAAGTAGTTTAGCTGAGTAACCATTAATCCTTACCTCTCCACCAGTCCAATATGAGTACTGCAAGGTACACAAGGAATGGTGACATCAATAATACTGTTACTACATAATTCTCACTTGCCAACCTATTGAAAACACTCAAAAAGTTCCATAATAAGTTAAAGAGGAATATAGCAAAAGGAGCAAAGATAGCTAATTCAACCTGTCCAGCATATATCAGTCCAACTACTATTGCAGCCCCTAATACAAGTTCCAAGGCAGCTATTGTTAAACCGCTTATCCTATTAATACTTGCCCCACTATCAGGAACATCTTCTGGATTCAACCCCAAACACAATAGAAGATTATTAGGATTTGCACTTGAACAAATATCCTCAGCACTTCCCATCAACCCTGTAAAGTAGAACAACAAGGTTATTCCAGTCATCATAATTATATATGTTGCTAATTTTGTAGTTCCCATTATAACAACTCCTTTCTAACGAAATATGATCCTATACCTAATGATATTACTATAAATATTATCCATTTCTCCAAATCAAACCCCCTTACTGATGGAATGTTTGCCCCACTCAATGTAAACCATCCAATGTATGAAAAGAAGAATACTAAGCCCCAAAGCAGCAATAAGAACACTTCTGGATCTCTGATTGCCTCATAATTCATACTTGCAGCACTCATTATTGCAATAATACAGATTAAGGCAAGTATCATCCTTGTTGTATCATTGAAACCAGAAGAGCCAAAACTTGTTAAATCATCTATGAAATTCTTCAGTGAAAAAGTCCCTTCATAAGTGTATCTTACCTTATATGTTTTTGATTGAGTAAGATTGATTGTGTTGTTAAGCTGAAACTGAGCATAACTTATCAAATCCGTCTGAAGCCCTGTATTATATATTAATGAAGCATAACAATATGTTGAATTAAATGTTCCAACAGCTGAACTGAGTGTTGCTGTGGAATTCATTATTGTGAGATTGCATAATGTTATATCCCTATAACCTGAACTTGTCAATGTAAAGGAAAAGTTAGTGTCTGTTTCGTTCTCAAGAACACTATTTGTTGGAGTAAAATAATAGCTTATTCCAACATAAGGCGGAACAAATTCTTCAACATCTCCAGTGGAACTGAGGGTTATTGTGATTATCTCGCTTGTTGTTGGTCTCAATGTGAAAGTGGCTGTTTCATAACCATCTCTTGAGGCAGTTATTGTATAGTCTTTGTCAGGATCTAAGAAGAATGTAGCCAACCCAGAATCATTAGTCAATTCAATCTCAACAGTTGTCAAAGTCCCATCAATCACTGTTTGAGCAGTTATAGTTGCCCCAGATAATGGACTTGAAGCAGCATTGACAACCCTGAAATAAATGGTTATTCCATCATCCTGGTGTAA